CTCGGCGGCTGACTCGGCGGCTCGCTCGGCGCTACAGCCTACAGTCGAGTGGCTCCAGAAAAGCGCGTCGGATCTTCTGGAACGGATGATTAACTGTTCTGTTTAGAGGAAGTCCGATGCCAACGCCAAAAAGTGCGCCTTACAAACAGTTGCAACGCGATTGCCGACACAAATCTCGAATGGCCCGGCTCGTTTACTCAAGCGACAAATACGGAGTCCCGGCAAAGCGTGTCGATACGCTCCAAGGGCGTAAGTATGTCCCTTGGCGATGACTTTGTATATCTAAGAGAGATGAAAGAAAACACGAAACCTCGGCACGGGAGACGGTAGAAGTCCGTAGGGCGTGCGGCCTTAGCCCCGTGGTCATGTAGGACACGGCGTTTGCCGACGAGCTAAACGGGGCTGTGGAGAAAGTGATTTTCGACATGAGTAACGGATTTTCGACTGTATAACGAACACAGGAACATGGAATCAGCGACAATACATGACGCCACACTGTACCGGGGCGATTGCATCGAGGTTATGGCGGATCTTGCGGCAGAGAGTGTGGACATGATATGGACCGACCCTCCTTACGGCCACAGCAATCACGATGGTGATCTCAGCTCACGACTGAACAAACACAGGGGGCTAGACGATAAGCCTATAGCGAATGATGGTCACGATTCCATGAGAACGGTAGTCGACGCGATGCTGGTAGGGGCCGCAAGGGTGCTGAAAGCAGACTGCTGCTGCTGCTGCTGCTGCTGCTGCGGCGGCGGCGGTCCTCGCCCCACGTTCGCGTGGGTCGCTGACCGCATGGACAGAAAGGGGCTGACTTTTTTCCACTCAGTTATCTGGGACAAATCTAACCCTGGCCTTGGCTGGCGTTACCGCAGGCAGCACGAGATGGTAATGATCTCTCATCGCAAGGGCGGCAAACTGCTCTGGGCAAACGACAAGCTGGCGGTTCCGAATATCGTCAAGCAAATGCCGGGGCGGGACCGCGAACACCCGAACGAAAAGCCCATATCCCTGATCTCCAAGTTCATCCAGTGGCACAGCAGCCCCGGCCATACGGTTTTAGACCCTTTCATGGGATCTGGCACGACAGGGGCGGCGTCAGCCGACTTGGGGCGGAAGTTCATCGGGATCGAGCTAGAAGCCGAGTATTTCGACATCGCCTGTAAGCGCATTGAGGCGGCTTACGCACAACCCCGGCTATTCGATGATGTGTCAACGGCAATCGAACAGGATGCGTTACCCATCGGGTGACTTCTCCCTTATCAACGGAGTAACCCATGTCATTCCTTATTCTCGAACCAAGAATGTACACAAATTCACGTTGTCCAAGATTCATGGACAAGCCCTAGAATGGGCACGAGTTGAGGTAAGAGAGTGGAGGCCTGAGGCTATAGGTTATATTTTTCGAGTTGAATTACAACCTATAGGCTATAACTTGTTGGAGTAGGACAGACAAACATGACTGATATTGTCGAGTGGCTTCGGGACGCCTATAATCTTGAGGGGCTATATGAGAAGCGCAAACATGCCGCCGATCTGATCGAGGCGTTGTTGGCGCTGTATGAGCAGGTTGAGCCGCACCCCGATGGAGTAGAGCCAGAGATAGAGAACATCAAAGCGCTACTGCCTTCAGCGAAGACGGCCACAGACCCGTGTCCTCTTTGCGGCCAGCGAAGCTTAGGCGGCGCTTATTGCTGCGTCGAAAACGAGCTTGCAACTAGGGAAGACACGGACTGCGAGAAGGGCCTGCACTACTGGTCTGGTCACGAAGGCAAGACTAAGGAATGCTATAAGTGCGGGGCGAAGCTAGGGTGATTTCGTCTAGGGAGGACTGACTAAAGGGAGTGATTCAAATGCCTGGTACTAGAGGATGGGCCTACGCTGGCGAGAGGAAGTGTGAGTTGTGTGGCGAGTCAGCGACAAGGGAAATGGCCGCTTACTACCGAACGGAACGGGCATCTCGAGACGGCATCATTCTGGAGCATCGAGCCGCTATGAGCGAGATCGAATCCCTCCAGTGTAGATTAGACAGGGCACACCAAATGCTTAGAGACACCATTCATACCCCACCCGACGCACCGTTTTGGACGGAACTGCATGACTATTTGAATGGGCTAGATTCTGTTGTAGAGAAACAAGATCAGTAAGCAACAGGCTCGCACCAACATGTGCTTATGAATTTATCACAGACCCAGACTCCACCCTCAATCTTGGGCAAGCGATCAACATAGGAACATTCTAGTTTCTGTTGACCCAACACTGGGACAATGTACCCAGGATTAGCAGCACACCCGGTTAGTGTACCGGCGACAAGACAGAACAGGGCTCGTAACTTGGCTCGGCTCTGCATTTCTGGATCTCCCACGACTGTTGCGCGATCAGGCTCCGTAGGTGTTGGTTTTCCACTTCTTTTACATACAGCGCATTTCGCAGTATCTCGTTCGCTTCCCTGGCTTCGCCAGCGTCTTTGATTGCTTCGTCGAATGTCATATCAGTCACCGCTTGCCCCCGTTGATTTGGTTCCATAGAGCGTCCAGAGCTCTCCATGTGTTCATGTCGTTCTCGTTGCAATCCTTGACGGCCCAGATGTATTGCTTGGCTAGCCGCCCATAGCGTTCCTTGTCCCCACTGAAGCATTTTGTGTGGAGGTACATGGCGAGAACTGACCCCATCCATCCACCTGTCCCGATCGTGAAGGCAAGTAGGAACTTGTGTTCTGAGATAACGATAAGAGCGACAATGAATACCTCGAGCGCCCCCATGATGTAAGAAAAGGGGATTACGCTAAGGTAGTGGTTTCCCACAACATTCCTTTGCTGCCATGCCCTCGAAAACACTCTGGCAAACGTGGCGAAGAATGCGGTTAGCTCGATCAAACCAGCACGCCCTCGCCTGGTGACACTTTCTTACGCCTACCCCTACAGGATTTACCGCAATCGTTACAGCGATATCTGTGGTAGGTCATTGTGGACGTTCGGCGTACACCATTCTTCTGGACATTCTTGCTGCCACAGTTTCGGCACACTGGATCTTCGGCATCTACGAATAGCCCCCAATTTGGGTGCCCCTCAATCCACGGCAGAAGTCGAACGTAAACCTTCTCGAGCAACTTAACGTCTTGGATGTTGTAACGCTTCATCACGCGCCAGTCGGCGTCGTTGCCGGCCATACACCCCCGCCACAAGTCCATCCCCTTGTGTTTCAGTTTCTGGCCTAACCCGAGCTCTTGAGAGACGTAATCGAGCTTGTTCGACGGGAACTTGAACTTCTGTCTAGCTGTTTTCAGTAGGTCAATGTCAGCATAATTCGATGGAGGATGCAGCCCGTGCTCGAGAAACCCCGTGTTAAGGGTCGGCATGTCGAACCGAGTACCGTTGTAATGTACTACCGCATCCGCTTCATCCACTAGCTTGTGGATTTTCTTGAACATCTGCTTAGGCCGAGAGTCGTGGATCGAGTCGAACATTACCTCTCGACTCTTGTACCACTTGGCCGCCCAACAAAGCGTGTAACCAGGCTCAATGATCTGGTTTATCGCAATGTTCTGGTCCCAAAGGCCCCAACTGAAAACAGACAGGGGGGCGGTCTCGATGTCTAAAAGCAGCAAGCGCATACGTGCTCCGGTGACGCCTTACGGCTCCGGTTCTACTTCGATCTCTAGTTCCCCCGGCATCACTGGCCAGAACTCGACCGCAATGCCCTCGTTATCCGTCTCGACCCTTCTTATTCTCGGGCAAGAAAACGCTTCACATGCGGGCTTAGCGCCGCAGTATTGGCAGGGCTCAACGGCGGCCTTGATGTCAGTCACCTTCCCCACTACTTAACGGACCTGATAACCAGAATCACGACCAGAACCGCAACCATGACCAAGACCCCGTGAGTGAGCCCGGCGGAGTACGTGAGTTTCATTGTTTCGGATAGAACGTCCAATAGATTTATTTCTCCCTATTCCAATGCTTACGATGTTTGTATAGTATAGGCATCTAGTCGCATAGTCAACCCTTTTTAGCGAAAAGTCAGTCCCTCAGTTTCTTCCCTAGAAGAATGATGCCCAACAGCCCAGCAACAACACTGATACACGCAGCCGTCGCTTGAGCCACGTCAGTAATCATTGGGGCGTGAGATATGAACCACGCCATAACGCTTGACAGGAACGAAGCACCGGCGACCTTCCCGCTTATGTATCGTACCATTCGATGCACCCATCCATTACTACCATCCCTTCCTTCTGATATAGCGAATGCCAAAAGCGGCAAGCACTATGCTTGCAAATAAAAACTGAAACCACGGAGGGTAGCTGTTGATCTGATAAATCCCAATGGCTACATATTCCTGAATATATGGCACGAAAGATCCAAGGAAAACAATGGCAAATACTATCGACCAAAGCTCGTCTTTGAATGAGCTATTCTTGATCGAGGCGAGTTCCCAATTCTCATCAGCCTTCCTCCCCTCTCGGATAGCTTCAGCGTTAGCCTGCATTCGTTTTACGTCGGCTTCTACGTTGGCAAGCGTCTCGGCTTTCTTGCGTTCCGTTCTCGCCTGGTACGCTTCCGACGCTGGACTTAGCGCGCCGGCTATGATGTCTCTTAATGATCCCACGTATGCTCCTACACCAGTTCGATATGACCGGCGTCAACAAATCTCGTATCCAAAGTAGACCCGTCAGAATCCCAGTCAGCACCACTCCGAATAGAAATGCCAAGATCAAAAGCCACCGAAACAAAAGCCCCCCAAAGAACTCCATACTGCCACCAAAGGTCCGCTTCAACTCTTGCCCTCGATATGTCGTATTTTAGCACAAACTCGCTGATCTGTTTCGGTGATCCCGTAATAGCTCCTATGCCCGGAACCCACGGCACAACGTCGATCGCATTAGACGGTAAAGCGTTATGCATGGAGTCGGGCCACTTGACCTGTGAGTATTTCGGGAACAAAGCGTTCTGCTGGGCTTCGTTCCGGTGCCCCCAGATAACGGAGTGGTCGACAACTTCTATTACTTTCCAACCGATCGTTTGTAAGTCTGGGTGCGCAGTCTCAAGTGCGGCTCGAGAGCGGGCGCCGTAGGAAGGCATTAGTTCTGCGAGAAGTTAGTGCAGACCCACTTTGTCAGTGTGGCGTCCCAAGTTAATGTCAGCATATCGTTGACGCCCATAACCATATCGGCGCTTCCTTCGCCTATGATGTTTCCTGACGATGTGCCATCGTCGTTGACCGTAAGACTTCCCGCTGTAGAAGACAGGTAGATTGTAGGGCTGCCGTTAGCAGGAGCGGTGACAGTGTTAATGGTAGTTGTCCCTGTGACCCTCCAATACTGAGCTGTATCTATGTAAGTAATGTTGGTAGCAGATGCGACGGTAGCTTGGTCTTGAACAAACGCCGAGCCTCTAACCGGAACAGCGAAATCGGCATAAGCGGCGTAAAAGTTAGCGACATCAGCACCGTTAACCCGGAACCGATGACGTAGGGGCGACTCGTAGAAGTACCGATCGATCAACAGGTTTTCTTCGGTGACATCCTCAAAAACACCAGCTAATCCGGTGTTGTTCATCAGAATCAGGAGATTCGACCCGCTACCCCCGTCGTCTATGTAGAACGGTATGGTATCTACGCCAGGTTCCATGTTTGCCTGAACCATCGAGAGCGTGGTATCTCCACGATAACCAACGGTAGTGAGCTTCGCCGTGATCGTCCCGGTAGCTGGTGACGCCGTTCCAGAGTCAACCGCATAGGTATAACTGTTAGCGCCCGTCTTGGTGATCTTGGCGCCGTTGATGTTGTACCCGGATTCATTCGCTCCGGATATCAGCAAGATGTCGTCTGTGGCGTAGCCGTGCGAGGTATGGGTAACAGTAGCAGTACCGCCTGATTGCGTTATTGTCGGGTTCGTTCCGTGAGTCACCCCAGGAGCCGCGTGATGCCACGCGCCGATGATTGAATGCTCGTCTGTGTCGTTTGTCTTGAACGCCGTCATGTAGCGCTGGAACTGAGGCGCTTGCATCATTATCGCGTTGGGCTGTTTGGTCGATGCGTCCCCATCTCCGACTACCATATCAACCAGGATATTCCCGATATTCAGATACGGGGCCATCCACTTGTGAAAGTAGATCGCGTAGGCTGTGTTGAATGTCGTCTCATTACCGATGTACCTAACCGAGACTTTGGTCGTGGTTTCCCTGTCGCCTACAAGCGTACCGCCGATGATTCTCGCGTTATTGATGTTGCACGATATCGACTCGTGCTTCCTGCAACGGAAAGCACACCCGGCCGTTCCGTTGTCGTAGTCGAGAGATAGGTTATTCCATGTTGATTCGGTCCAGCCGTCGAACAGCAAGCCAAAGCCTGCTGTCGCATAAGTGGCGATCGATCCAGTGACGTAGGACAGAATCCGAGCGTCTCGGTCCTGCTCGGCATTCATAAAACAGCGGGTATCGGCGCCTGCGGAAATCTCAACTTGAGAGTTTATCCTTAGATCGCCCCCTTTGATGATTAGGGTAACGCCCGTGTTGACACAAACGGATATAGCATTCGTTAATGCGGTAGAGTCGTCCGTAGAGCCATCTAAAACAGCACCGTAACGCCTGACATCTCCGGGCTCGTACTGGTACGCAGTAGGAGTTACGCCAGCGCTTGTTTCTTCCGCTGTCTTCGCGTGCAGGATCAGGCCGAGATTGGCAACAGTTAAGTGCTCGCTAACCGGATCTACGGTGTAGATAGTTACATCCGCTGAGTCCGTCAGTGTCAACTTGTACGTGAGATCAGGGTCTAGGTAGATCGGAGCGAACACGCCGTTAGCGTCTGCTACAACAGGATTGGCACTGGGGGTCGTTAGGGCCGAATCCGTGTAAGTATTTTGAGGGGTAGAAGTGCCGGTCGCGTAGAAATTGGCTTTAGCACCTGGATACGGAGATCCTGATGAATCGACAGGGACAACCTTCGGCAGTCTAAACAGATTCGCCATCAAGTACCCCAGAGACTGTAGTTAATAGCGACATTGGCGTTAGAAAAGCCTTTAGTTCCTGACGCGGTGAACCCGCCGCCTAGTGGGTTATCTCCACCAAGCCCGAAGGTCAAAGTCGTTCCGCTTATCAAAATAGAACCAACAGCCGCAGAGTCTGCGGTGTTGTCGTGTAACCCAATTATCGGGACTATCTGGGCGTTAACAGGGGTTAACGCTGCCGGAAGGTTCGTGATCGTAAACGTGGTTGCGTTTGATGTTCCTGTAGTGAACCCCATTCGCAATGTAACGGTCTGCCCGCTCAACGCCCATGACGTAGTAGGACTCGAGGGATCGGCAGAAAACCCGGTGAGTGTCGGCGTAAAGGTACCCGTCTGGTAGATCGTCGCAGCGTTTATCTGAAAACTCGTAGGGGCGAAGTTGACCGTATCGACTGTTGTCCCGGTTCGGTCGACAGTTACGACAGGCGTAAATACCGATAACGCATCGTTGGCAGCGTAGATCAGTAATTGCTCGCCTTGCGCCTGAATCCTCCACTTGCCATTACCGGCTGAAGCGTCGGACTCGATCAGATCGTAATACGGGGCTGCGTCTGTGACGGTGAAATTTAGCGCGGTTTCAACTCCCGCGGGGACATCATCCACCTGATAGATCGTTACATCGGCGGAATCTGTCAGAAGCACTCTGTAGTCAGGCAGGGACGGATCAAGGTAGATAGGCGCAAAAACACCGTTAGAATCTGCAACTACCGGGTTAGAGCTTGCTACGGTCAGCGCCGCGTCGGTATAGGTATTTTGCGCCGTTGCGGTCCCGGTCTGGGAAAATGTGAGCTTCCCGCCCGAGACAATAGCACCCACATTCAGGGGTACGGCCTTGGGCAAGTTAAAGAGTTGGCCTGGCAACTAATAATTCTCCGGTTGAAACTGATGGCGGGTGAGGCGTATACTCGGCGCATGCACCCAGGCATAAATCTTATGGTTGCGTTCGCCGTAATTGCCTATTTCATAGGCAGAAAACGAGGCAAGCCAGGAACTTACGTGCTACTTAGCATCCCCGCATCGTTCTCGGTTTACTTCGTTCTTATGGTTGCTATTGCGCGAATAGCTCAGAGCAACGTCTAGCGTCTAGGCCCCGGCAACCGTCTGCGAGTCGAGAGTGCTTCTGACAGATTCCGCCATTGCAGGGGGAGAGCGTTCGGCCCTCTGCGGACTAATTCAGATGCGGCCAAGGCGTTACGCTTTGTCAATATGGTAGCACCCAATCTGCCCGCCTCACCGATTCCCAGCATAGCCGCCGAACCTACAGGCCCGCCAAGCGCGAATCCTGCGCCACCGCTTAGAGTGGTAGAAACAACCCCTCTGGGCGCAAACTTGCCAACAAAGCGGAGCATATTAGCTGCCGTTCCGCCTTCTGCTACGCGCCTGATCGCAGCCTGTTCCTCGGAAGAAAATAACCTCATGCGGCGTTGGTTCTTTGCTAACGCCCGAAACTCTGTGCGTAAGGCATTCTCCATCCCAGAGCCGGTAAAGTTGGGCGCGGTCAACTTCGCTCTGTCGATGAGATTCTGTATTGACTCCCCTTTGCTTTTCCGCTGCCAAAGGTTGCGAGCGGTTACTAATGCCTCAGACCCATCAATTCCGCCCATGAATTCATCCAGAGAATCACGCATGATGCCGGCCATACGGCCATCAGCAGCGTTGGGACCCTTACCGGCGTCGTTGATTATCTTCCTATAAATCTCGGCTCCCTTGAGAGAGATATTCTTGTCGGAATCGGCCATTAGCCTACGCAGTGCAGCCGTAGCGCCTGGGTGCAATGTGGTGTCTATACCTTCGTCAGCAAGCGTGACCTTAAGATCGTCAACAAATTTCCCGAAATCAGCCTTCGGTATCACGGCGCCCGATTGTTCCGCAGCGCGGTAAGCTGCTGCAGATTCTCTGGCTAACTGCTGAGTAGTAGGCGCGGGTTCGGGTCGTGATGTGCGCTTTATAGGTTTTAGCGTCTTGGACGATCTGAGAGCTTTCAGGCCAGCAGCTCCTAGCCCGAACTCCATTGCTGTCCGGGCTAGAGTGGCGCCTATAACGTCAGTTGGCTCCCCAGCGTCCTCTGCTGTCCTGTCAGCGAACTCAAGCGCCGGAGCAACAAGGTTCGCTAATCCCTCACTGGTTCGCTGCCCTACTTCCGTGCGCGGCCGATAGGTAAGCTTGTCTTGTATGTTCGCTCTCGCAGATTCGGCAGTTCTGCCGCCAGGAATAGCGCCGGCTAGTAATCCGCTAAACCCGGCCGGAATATTCGCTGCCGCGCCAGTACCCATTTGCAAGGCCGTCTCGCCAAGCCCTATGGCTTCCTCTGCCAAACTACCGTATCTAGGGGCTTGATGGCTTGCCTTCCACGCAGAAGCGGCCTGTGCCAGTTCTAGCTCTAATGCAGGACGATCACTATAAGCGCCAGCCTTTAGCTGCGCCTTCAGCGTGTCGAACTGTTCCGGTGTAGTTATTTCAGCCATTAAAGAGAATCAATAATTGATTGAGCTTCGCTGCCAGCATCGGGGGACGAATCAGGCTGCCCGACTTCTGTGGCCAGTTTTGCTCGTATTCGTGAATAGTGCTGCTCGACCCTTCGCAGATTAGAAAGCATTTGAGGCGGTGACTGAGATGTGCTGAGCGCGGAAACTGCCGAGCCAAGCAACGTCAACTCTCGCTCTGAGACCGGCCCCAACGCACCGCCAGTCTTCGATGACTCCTTCATCTGCTGGAGACGATCGAACGACAGATTCGCAACAATCGTGTCTACTGTTGCCTGCAAGTCAGTGGCTTCTGTCCCAGCGATTTTCTGAAGGACTACGCCAACCGGGCCAGTCGTCCAAGCATTCACACCGCCTAGAGCTTGGTTAACAAGGTCAAGTGTGTTGTCAACCGTCGCCATCGTCTCAAGTACCGCTCTCTCGCGCTGCGGTCTCGTCAACTCTTGATCTGTAGCGAAGTCTGCTTCCTGCAAAGCGGTTTGCCTATCAACAGCGGCTTGTATCTCAGCAGCTGGTGACGAGAGATCGGTAGGATCAACGCCAGGGGGATTCAACACGTTCGGCGAGCCCTCGATATCCACGACCTGCTGTGATCGCTTAATGGCTAGATACACCCTTTGCTTTTCCGGGGTTAGGGTGTTGTAGTACTCATACTCCTGAATCGCAGATGGGTTATCCGACGCTCGCGGTATTGCCGTTCCGCCCTGAACTTTTGCACTATCGCTAATCTGCTGGAACTCGACCTCGTTGTACGGCTCGTTGAACGCAGGATGTAACACCCCTCTGCGCTTGCCTTCCTCTACAAATGCGCCATAGGTTGCAGGATTGACTAAGACTTGCTCAGACGCATTGACGAGCCATTCGGTATTAGCCTTCCTAGCGTCGTCATCAAACTGATTCGCGCTAGTAATGGCGTTCGCCTGCCCCGTAGCACCCAGCCGAGCGTAGTCCTGTGCGCTCGCGTTTGGCCCGAGGCTACTGATTGCCTCTTGCTGAGCTACTTGCTGGCGGCCGAGCGCGTTACGGTTTCTGTTAAACTCGTTCAGTTCCCTGTCACGTAATCCGGCGCCGTAGGTGTTCTGAAGGCTGAGTTGATTGATTGGCATTCTCTATCCTCGCCCGCGTCTGTTCAGGTAGTCATACGAGGATTGTAGCCCCCCGCCTGTCCACGCATTGCGCTGGGGCTGCTGATTGCCGAACAGCCCCGCACCTTGCCCGTACATAAAATTTCCAATCCCTGCATTGATTGAGTTGCCCACGGCCTGTAAGCCTGAAGCCCTAGCATTGCCTCCAGCTAGTAAAGCGTTGCCAGCCTGACCGGCCGCATTAGCGCCGGCGTAAGCAGTGCCCTGCGTTGCCGTTTGCCCAACGCCCGCTAACCCAGCCTGCCGGTTCCAGTAGTTGCCGTACTCTTGAGAAGCAAGACCGGAGTTATATGCGGCTAAGGCTTTCAACGCATTCCCGCCGCTACCGCGACCGGCGAAACTGTTTTGTATGTTCCGCGTGCCTTCGTCGCGCCTAAACTCGTAACCGGGTGAATTGAAGAAACTGCTGTTGTCACCCTGAGAAAGTGAATTCAATCTCCCAAGAGCGCCAACACCAGCCTCTCGATAAGGGGCAAAGTCCGATCGGGTCTGGTTGTACTGCCGGCGTGATTCATTTACTGACGCCCTGGAAGCGTCTGCTTGTTCGTCAGCGCCTTTTAATCCGAACAGCCCGCCGATAATGGAACTGCCAATAATCCCGCCAAGTAATGACATTAAGCCGTTGCTCCTAAGTTATCCAAAGCCGTCTTTATCGCGTTAACCGCTGCCTGGATGGCCGAAAAGTTAGTGTTGATATCCGCGTCATCGCCAGTGCCGGATATGGTTGTCATGCTCAAAGTGCTAGGGGTTGTTTGCTGCCCTACCGGAGTAGTCCCGAAGAATCCTACCGTCCCATCGAGTCCGACGGCTGCCGAGAAGTTCCAACCCGCCGCCTCAAGCAGAGTCACCGTCTGGGCTACTGTGAGGGCTTGGGGGACACCTGTAGTCGAGAGGCGCCCAACTATGGTGTCGCCCGCTAAGTCGGCCATCTTCGCTAACGTTACAGACTCGTCCTGCAACATCTCGGTAGTTACAGAATTTGCCTCGGCGGAGATGTTCTGCTCCCGCATCCACTTCGCCCACTCTCGGAGATTGCCCGGGATCGCGGCGAAAGGTCTTAGCTGTACTGTCACAGTCTCCCGCCCTTCACTTCTACAAAAGTGTCGGCAATCGTTACACGAACAGGATCACTCACCGCCGCTCGGTACACTCTCTGCCTTGCGCTTCCGAGTGAGTGCCAGATAGCGCGGTTCTCGTACTCACCGATTTTGCCGAGCTTCTTATTCGGCAGGCTCAGCCAAGTAACGCCGCCATCATCGGAGTAGTCCAGCATAATCTCAGGGTCCGAGCCCTGGCCCGTGGTAAGCCCTACACCCACTTCTGCAACAACCTCGAATCGGTAATGGAACGCCCGTTGCTGTTCTGCATACACGGGCTGATATGTCCACTCCATTCTCTGGGTAGAGCCCCAGTCTTCATACGTGGTGGCGCTTAACTCGCCTATCTTGTTGCTAGTCGAATCACCAACTAACTCGAGCCCGAAGGCCGAGGCGTGTGACTCAGGATGCCAAAAAGTGTCGTTATACGTCTGTCGCTCGTGCCATGAGCCGGTTGTAGCATCAAAAACAAACGTCCCCTCTGAGAAAGACAGGACATAAAACAAATGGCCATCTTGTTTGTAAGTAAACGCCTTGCCCGATGAAATCGTGGCATCACCGATCGATTGCTCTATGCCGTGGTTACTGACTCGAATCGGTGTTAATCCGTCCAGCTTTCTCACGGTGTAGTCGTCAGCAAGCCAGAATACTGAGTTATCGAGTTTTGCTATGGTGCGTCCGTTAAGACACCCTTGCTCGATATAGCCGTTAATCGACCTTTCAAACGGGAATCCAGAGATTCCTGTGTTCTCCCACAACTCAACGGACTTCTTGCCGAACAACAAAGCCTGCCGATGGTCTACTTTCATCCCCACGAGATCATCGGGGGAGGCGTCGGCGTTATTGAACTGTAAGGCGTCGTATGATGTCGCTGAGCCTACGTCTGAGGCAAAGAACGTCCCAGAGTCAGGCTGTCGAAACAACAAGTAGTTATCAATGAACTCCACATCGCCCGCGCCTAGAGCGAGAAAGTCTGTGTCGGTGATCTGCCCGAACGTTGTCTGGTCCCAGTAATAGGCCAAAGGGTCATTTACTACGACGACCGAAGTAGAATTCGAGTCGATGTCGATGTTCCCTGGAGACCCTATGTTTCCCAGTAGGGTTGCCGTCTTGTTGGAATCGACCTTGTAGAGTTCAGACCCAGAAACAACAAACAGCAGACCTAGAGCCGAGTGCATCGCCTTGATGCTCCCCGTACCTACCGTCGTCCATGCCTTTGCGCCAGGAGTCCTCGAGAGGTACACCGGGCTCTTAGCGTCTGGTGGTAGCTGCTCCGCATAGCAGTTTAATAGCCTTGAAGGGCTCGTAGGGCGGCTTCGCAGTTCGTAAGACTGCAAGGGTAGAGAGAAGCGAGGCATTACGTTTCAGTCAGAATGCGGCCGCCAGTCCGATACTTACCCTCTCCTGCTGGCTGATAGCGCATATCAGAGACTTGCCCCTTATCGACAATGGACTTACGCATAATCATGCGGTAGCTATCGGTCGCCGCTACTGCCAACTCAGGCGATACAGTAGCGCCGTATAAGGGGGCAATCCTTACCGCAAGTTTGGCAATAACTCCGTCCTCGGCCCATTCAGGGATCGGGATGGTGTCGGCTGTAGAGGACTGCTTGAAGTACCCCAGATCAATCCCGTTCTCGGTCCATGCCTCAAGCATGCGATTGAGCGCACGCAAAGAGTGGGCGCCTTGTTCGGCGGATGCAGAGTCGATCTCCGAAATTACATTGAGTTCGCGTAGCGCGTCCTCGATTATCCCGAGATTGGTCGCCATTAGTCAGCGTTGACCTTGCGCCAGATAACCGTGATTCGCCCTGTAGCCGCATCATTCGGATCGACAACCAAAGACGTATCGCATCGAATGCCGGCATAGTTTGTGGTCGTTCCAACAGCAGCGGACGCGGCGAGCGCGGCGACTGTATTCGTCGCGCCATCCAACACAGGCAAAGCATGAGCAGATAGCACGGTCGTAACGACAAGCCCGTAAAGAATGCACGGACCTGTATAAACAGTTGTAGAGTTATCGGCCACATCCACTACTGTGTACTGACACTCGTTATGGGTAATTTGCCCATGGCGAGTGATGGCCTCGATAGGAGTAAGTGCAGCCATATTGATTCCTCAATTACATGTTAAAATAACGAAGCCCG